ATGTAGACGGACAAACAAACATCGTTCATCTCCTCCGTGCTGATATCCCAAGAGCGCTCGCGGATCGTGCCGTTAAGGCGGATCTCGTTGGTGCAGGTTCGGGCATAACCGCGCACATTGCTGAAGGTGAAGGCCTTCTCGACGCGCGCGGCGGAATAGTCGAACAGTTTCCGGAATTTTCTCTGATCAACGAGAATGTAGTAATCCGGGTTCTCTTTCGGGCCCTTGAACTTGCGCTTGCAGAAGCCTGTACTCGCCATTTTCCGATAGTTGGGCACAAAAGTCAGATCCTGCATGACGCTAGGGATGGCGAAGAACGGGCGATACCCGGCGGTGGTGCGGGTAATAGTGAGCTCAAACTGTGATCCCCACTGTTTGGTGCGTTCAATAAGCAACGAAAACCCAAAAGGGGTGTCGAGCCCACCGACAAGCAAATAGTCGAGCCAGTGACGGCGGTTATGGACGTACCCGAAGGCTGGGTCGTCGATCCACCGAAAGCGAATGTGATCCTCGCCGTTGATCTCGACTGTGTCATAGGCGTACCCTTTGTCGCTGCTGGTCCAGGAGCGCGCGACGAGCGCTTCCACGGGGAAGTGCATATAAGCACGGATCGTGCGCGTGCCGTGATTGCGCATCCCCTCGGCCAGCTTGTCCAGCGGGATGTCGTAAAGCGAGTGGACAGCGACAGCGTGAACGGCCTGGTGGTCACAATTTTCCCAGCCGTTGAGGCAAAAGGTCTCGGTGGGTACACCCGAGGCCAGCGCCTGGACGTCCGCGCTCAGTTGGTCGAGACGCAGACCGCCCTTGTTAACTCCAATAGCCTGAAAACGGTCAGGCACCAAGCCCCTCAGTCCGGCCGAAGCCGCGGCGGTGAAATGCCGTTGCTGGTCCCTAGCAGACCTGAGGGTGCAGCCGTGCGTGTTCCGCTTACCAAGCGACCTCTTGGTGAAACCGACGGCGTTCGGACCAATCTCCAAAAAGGAGTCCAGATGGCGGACATATTTGTTGATCATATGATCCGCGACGCTAAGATGGGCAGCGCCGATCTGGTGCATGCCAGGGGGCGGTGTATCCATCCCTGGCATGATCAAAATAGGGGCGTACATATCAGTCAGCTTCTCGTGCGCCTCGACACTAAGGTCGGTGCGAACACGGATAGCCGCTTTGTAGCGCCCAACCAAGATGGCATTATCGTAGCTCTCTCTGGTTATCTGGTTCGATTTGGAATTCAACATGTTTACGGTTAGACAAACTGTTGCGTTCTGAGCCTTGACTCAGAGTTGTGCGACGTTTA